TAAGCGGATTAAGTTTGGTGCGTTATGTGTTGGTGCTGTTGGAGTTTTGTGCCTGCTCGGCGTTTTGCGGTACCAGTACAGCACTATTATTGACTTAAGAGCCGACAACAAAGAGCAGGCGCAAGCGTTGTCTCAAAAAGAAAAAGAGATAACAAGGCTAAAAGACGAAGCGGCTGAAAATCAGCGCATCATGTTAGAACTGTCAAAGGCTGAAGCAGAAGCACGGAGCGAATCAGATGAAGTTATTAAATCAATCCCACACGAAGTTAAAGCAGCAGCCCTTACAATGCTATTGCTCCTCGCAATGTTGTTGAGTTCTTGCGGAAATAATCCCCGAGCTAACTCCTGCCCGACCATGCCGTCTGCTACATTGCTCATTTAGACAAACAGGCTTTGATGGCAATACGTACGGAGACATCACTCAATACTCAGTCATCCTCAAGCGTGAGCGCGACATGTGTTTAAACCGCGTTGACAAAATCCGCGAATGGCAAGTAGGACACGCGCAGCATTGATATTTCAACAGCACCGCCCGCAGGGCGGAATAAGGTAAGCTATGAGCCGTGATGTTGGCATTTCTATATAGTCGTAAAGCATGGAAACATTACGCCTTGACCACTTAGCCAAAGACCTTTGTGCGTTTACTGCCAACGCGAGGGTAGATAACCCCCGCAACAGTAGTTGACCACATCAAAGCACACAAGGGCGATTTAAACCTGTTCTATGACCCAAACAATTTACAGTCATTGTGTAAGGTTCATCACGACAGCTCAAGCAAAAAGCAGAAACAAAAACGTTAATGAAATTGGTTGCGATATAAACGGATTTCCACTTGACCCCGAACATCCATTCAATAGGTAGGGCGGGTAAAAAGTTCAGAGTGAAAAGGCTAAATACCGCCTGGGGACTCTATTTTATCGCTATTACAGTTTTATACCCTTTTTTATGGTTTTATGGAGTGGTTTTTATGGGCGCACGCAAAATAAGAAGCGACAGCACCGAAGCAAAAGTTTTAGCCAATAAAGCTGCTCAAACAAAGTTAGAGCCGCCACAAAATTAACAAAAGCAGAAATGCGGTATTGGGAAAGCATTATTCCGAGTAGAGCTTTGGAAAGTTGGACGCCAATTGATCAAGAGCGAGCGGTAAAACTCGCTAAACTTATGTTGAAATTGATGATTACGAAAAGAATTAGCTACTTCGGCTCGTCGGTGGGTGAAAACGGATACCGGTACAATGAAAATGCATCCATTGCATTATGTTATTGAAGATTGTATAAGCGAGAAATTCAAATGTGCCGAAGTTTACAAATCCACAGCAGGGCCACAAATGGCGAAAGTCGAGATCAGGTTAAGACGAATCAGCTTTATCAAGAAGCAAGAAACGCAATCAATGACGATGACGGTTTAATAGCAAGGGTGATTAACTGATGACAACGGCTGAAAAGTAATTGCATTCATCGAGCGTTATTGCTTTGTGCCTGAAGGTGCATTAGTCGGTCAGCCAATCAAGTTAGAAGATTTCCAAAAAGATTATATTTTCGATGTGTACGACAATCCGCATGGAACAAGTCACGGGATTTTATCTATTGGTCGTAAAAATGGGAAAACAGCATTAATCGCTTGCTTATTGTTAGCCCACTTGGTCGGCCCAGTGGCGATTTTAAATAGTCAGATTGTAAGCGGGGCCTTAAGCCGTGAACAAGCGGCGTTAGTGTTTAATCTTGCGGTAAAGATGATTCAGCTTAACCCTAAATTAAGCAATATTGTTTCGATTAAACCAAGTGGCAAGCGGCTGATAGGCTTGCCTATGAACGTCGAATATAAAGCACTAGCAGCTGACGGTAAGACAGCACAGGGGCTATCTCCTGTGTTAGCAATACTTGATGAAGTAGGGCAAGTACAGGGGCCGCAATCAGCATTCGTTGATGCTATCACTACCGCTCAAGGCGCACATAAGAATCCGTTATTGCTAACTATCAGCACTCAGGCAGCGAACGATGGTGATTTGCTCTCGATATGGATTGATGACGCTAAAAACAGTAATGATCCTCATACGGTGTGCCATGTCTATAGCGCAGACAAAGATTTGAAAATCACTGATCCGGAAGCGTGGAAACAAGCCAATCCGGCTTTAGGTGTTTTCCGCAGTGAAGATGATATTCGCAAACTTGCCGAAAAGGCTAACCGTATGCCGAGTTTGAAAATACATTCCGCAACTTGAACCTGAATCAGCGTGTAAGCACTGTTTCAACTTTTGTTAGTCAGGACGTATGGAAAGAAAACGGTGGCGAGCCGGAAAGCCCGAGCGGTTTAACTGTATATGGCGGCTTGGACTTATCCGCGCGAACCGATTTAACCTCTTTAGTGCTGACTGCTAAGGAGCATAACGGTAAAACTAACGTATATTCATTCTTTTGGACGCCTGAAGTTGGTATTGAAGACCGAGCAAAGCGAGATAGAGTGCCGTACGATGTTTGGGCAAGACAGGGATTTATCCGAACAACACCTGGTGCAACAGTAGATTATGCCTATGTGGTACGTGATATTGCTGAAATCCTAAGTGATTTTGATATTGCGGCGATCGCTTTTGACCGTTGGCGCATTGATATTTTCAAAAGAGAAATGGAATTACAAGGAATTGATTTGCCTTTGGTTCCATTGGTCAAGGTTTTAAGGATATGTCGCCCGCAATTGATGCGCTAGAAAGTGATTTGCTTAATTCGCAATTACGTCACGGGATGCACCCAGTTTTAACAATGTGTGCGGCGAATGCGGTGATCGTAAAAGACCCGGCTGGAAACAGAAAATTTGAAAAACACAAAGCAACAGGACGCATTGATGGAATGGTCGCTTTGTCTATGGCGCGCGGGATAGCTGAAACAGCAGAAACACCGCAAAATATTGATTCATATTTACAGGATATTGTAATCGCATGAATACATTAAACGATCAAGGTTGGTGGACTAGATTTTATAACCGTTGGTTCGGTGGCGGGAAGCGCCTTGATAAAGGTTCTACATCAGAACCTTTTGTCAGCCAATCGAGCGGTTCAGGAAAGCGGTAGATGCAGAAACATCATTAAAATTAAGTGCGGTCTGGGCATGTGTCAGACTTCGTAGTCAAACAATAGCATCATTACCGTTTCATTTAAAAAATGCAGAGCGAAAAATAGCAGTAGATCACCCACTTTATAAAATTATTCATGACTCCCCAAATGCTGATATGTGTTCAAGCGAGTTCTGGGAAGCGGTCATTGCAAATCTTGATTTATGGGGAAACGCCTACTGTCGAATTGTCCGAGTTGGTGAACGCGTAGTGGCGCTTGATATTTTTGATCCGCAGTATATGCGTGTAACCCGCCGTGATGATGGGGCCATATATTACACTTATACTAAAATAATGTTGATGGTGGAGAGTACGACGAATCAGAAATATTGCATTTTCGTGGATTTACGCTTGATGGTTTGGTCGGATTATCTCCCATTGCTTATCAAGCTCAAGTTATGGGGTTGCAGATTGATGCTAATAACGCTGCATCTAAAGCCTTTAAGAACAACCTTAAAGCAGGCGGTTTTTTGAAAACTGGCGAGCGTGTTTTGACGGAAGAACAGCGAAAATAATGCGCACTGCGTTGGGTGAATTTGGTAAGCCGGAAAATGCTGGTAAATGGATGATTCTTGAGGCCGGAATGGAGCCTGCAAATATGTCCGGTGCTTGGATTAATCCTCATGATGCACAATTACTCGAAAGCCGTTATTTTGGCATTGAAGAGATTTGTCGTGCGTTTGGGGTACCTCCGCAGTTGATTTACAGCACAGATAAATCATCGTCCTGGGCGTCAAGTGCGGAACAAATTAACCAAAATTTCTTAACTTATTCGCTTAACCCAACCTTAAAACGGATTGAACAGACTATCACGCGTAAGCTATTGAAGCCTGGTGAGCGTTCAAAATTTTATCCTATTTTTAGCGTTGAGGGGCTACTTAGAGCTGATAGCGCTGGGCGTGCTAGTTTCTATACTGTTTTGTTACAAAATGGCGTAATGACCCGTAATGAGGTGAGAGCGCTGGAAAATTTACCGCCGGTTGATGGAGCGGATCAGCTTACCGTCCAGCTGAACCTAACATCAATCGACAAAATTGGAAAGGAAACAGAAAATGTCAATCAAGGTTAAAGACCTATTATTTAAAACCGAAGCCGTCAAAGAAGACGGCTTTTTTCTGGCTATTGCAATGTGTTTGATGTGAAAGATAGCTATGACGAAATCGTCCGTAAAGGCGCGTTTGATGAATCGCTTAAAGCGTGGAATGCGCAAGGCAAAATGCCGCCGGTGCTATGGAATCATGACCGCAATCAACCGTTGGGCGTTTGGACGCTGCTGAAAGAAGACGAACACGGCTTATACGGCGAGGGGCGTTTACTGGTAAACGATGTCGCTAAAGCAAAAGAAATCCACGCGCTTATGCGCGCCGGTGCGATTGACGGGTTATCTATCGGTTATCGCGTGGGCAAATGGGCTTATGACGAATCGGCAGAGGTGTTGGAGTTACTGGAAATCGATTTGCGCGAAATCTCGATTGTAACGTTCCCGGCGAATGAAGCGAGCCGCGTCGAAACGGTTAAATCTGCGTTGGCAAAAGGCAGTTTGCCGACATTACCCGAATTTGAGAAAGCTCTGAGAGATTTAGGGTTTTCAAAAACGCAAGCAACGATTGTTGCTAGTCACGGCTTGCGCAAACTTCTTCAGGGCGAGCCTGAAAATAACCAAATTAGCAACGCAATTAACATTCTTAAATCTATCAATGGGGAAAATTAATTATGCCTGAACAAGAAAAGAACGTCGAACAGCTCGCCGCTGAGTTGAAAAAAGCCACTGATCAAGTAAAGGGTCTTGGTGAAGAGCTGAAAGGCAAAATGGAAAACGGCGAAAAAGGTCTTGATGACTTGAAAGGTCGTGTCGATGAAGCCTTAACCACATTAAACGATACAAAAACTCGTTTAGATGACGTTGAGCAAAATTAGCGCGTCGTGGTGCCGGTGCAACGACTGAAAAATCCATTGCTGAACAGCTTATGGAAACCGAGCAGTTTAAATTGTACGCACAAGACCCACGCGCGAACAAATCTGCGAAATTAATGGTTAAAGCGACCATTACCAGCGCGACAGCCGATGCTGCAGGTTCTGCCGGTGCATTAGTGGTTGAACATCGCGTGCCGGGTGTGGTTGCTACGCCGGAACGTAAATTAACCATTCGCGATTTGTTAATGCCGGGTACCACCGACAGTAACGCCATTACATATGTTCGTGAAAAATTGTTTACGAATAACGCGGCGGCGCAAGCGTCCGAGGGTGCGAAGAAAGCGCAATCCGATCTTCAATTTGAAGAAATTACAACCGGTGTTAAAACGTTGGCACACTTTGTTAAAGCGTCTCGCCAAATCTTGGACGACGCGGCAATGTTGCAAAGCTATATCAACGGTCGTTTAACTTACGGCTTGAAATTGGTTGAAGACAAACAGTTGCTTAGCGGCGACGGTGCCGCCGGTGGTTTAACCGGCATTATGAATGTCGCGCAAGCGTTCGCAGATCCGGCGAAACTCGCAACGTACACCATTATCGACCAATTACGCTTAGCGCAGTTGCAAGTTATCCTTGCTGAATATCCGTCTAACGGTTTCGTATTGAACCCTATCGACTGGGCGAAAATCGAGTTAGAGAAAGACGGTATGGGTCGCAACATTATCGGCAATCCGCAAAGTTTGGCGCAGCCGACCTTGTGGGGTATTCCGGTGGTGCAAACTCAAGCAATGGCGGCGGGTAGTTTCTTAACCGGTGCATTTGATTTAGGCGCGCAAATTTTTGACCGCCAACAATCAGGCATTGCGGTATCAACCGAAAACGAAGATGACTTTGTGAAAAACTTAGTCACTGTCCTTTGCGAAGAACGTTTGGCGTTAGCAATCTACCGTCCTGAAGCATTCGTGAAAGGTACGTTGGCGGCGAAAACCAAATAATCCATAGCCCCGTTTCCGGGGCTTTCTTTCGGAAATTATTATGCTAATCGATCTCGAACTTATCAAACAGCATTGCCGCCTTGATCACGATGATGAAGACAAGTTGCTGACTTTGTACGAAGCTGCCGCGAAAGAGTACATCGAAAGCCAGTTAGACCGCACTTTATACGTGGACAGCGTGCCGGAAGATGTCTCAAATGGTTTAATCATTAATTCGGCAATCAAACAAGCCATGCTGATGACAATCGCGCATTGGTATGAACATCGGGAAAGTGTCGCAGTCGGTGTAACCACGAAAGAAATTGAAGAGGGTGTTTGGCGATTGATCCAACCTTACCGAATTATGGGAGTGTAAATGGAAATCGGAAAATTGCGCCACCGCGTAACGCTACAAAAGCAAATCAACGCCCAAAACGATTACGGCGCAACGGTCACGAAATGGCGTGATGTTGCGACCGTGTGGGCGGAAATCAAGCCGCTATCGGGGCGAGAATATTTCTCAGCTCAACAAGTGCAATCCGAAGTGACGACGCAAATTTGGTTACGTTATCGTGATGACGTCAAACCGACAATGCGCGTCAATCACAACGGCAAACACTATGAAATCTTATCTGTTCTCAACACAAACGGGCGGAATACATCATTACAGCTGATGTGTAAGGAAAATCCGAATGAGTAGCGTAACAGTAAAAGTAACAGGCTTGAAAGAGTTAGGGCAAGCGATGAATGCTTTGGGTAGGAAAGCAAAAAATCGCATTGCCGTGAAAGCTATGCGGCGCGGTGGCGCGATTATTCGTGATCGCGCAAGAGCAAATGCCCCAGTATTAAGTCAGCCGTCGCCGTATCGGAAGCCCGGCACTTTGCGTAAAGCGATTTCGTCGCGCACGAAGATCGACAAAAACGGCAGAGTAAATACTTATGTTTGGGTGAAAGGGCTGAAAACGAAACAGGTCCTCAAATTCAAGGATAAAACAGGGAAAGGCGGTGCATATAACCCGCGTGACCCGTTTTACTGGCGATTTGTGGAGTTCGGCACGTCAAAAATGCCGGCAAAACCCTTTATGCGCCCCGCCTTTGAGCAATCAAAGCAACAGGCGGCACAAACCATAATTAACACGTTACGCGATGAAATTATAGCGGAGGCGGGAAAATGACATGATTCAACAACAAATTTATAGCGCCCTGAAGCCATTGGTTTCGGGGCGTTGTTTTTATGGCGTCATACCGGACACTAACAAAGACTATCCGGTCATCGTTTACCAGTTTCCGAACATCTCACCCAATTCCGCGCTTGAAGACGGCGATTTAGATGATTTTCAAGTACAAATCGACGTTTACAGCAGAAATCCTGACGACATTTTCAGCCTACGCAAGCAAATTTTTACCGCACTTTCGGGGGCGTTTGAGTTTGCCGAGCGCGTGAGCGATCACAGTGATTACGAGCAGGAAACGAAGTTACATCGACGCGTTATTAATTATCAAATTGCTTATGGAGAATAAACTATGGCAACACAAACAACCCCGTTTCAGGGGACAAAATTTTATATCGGTGTCGGATTAACTACGGAAAAACCGATTACCGCCTGCACAGTAACGCCAACCGCGACAATAACCGCAACCGGTCACGGTGCTAAAGCGGGCGATTTTGTCAAAATTACCGGTCTTGGTTCGCTTGACGGTTATTTCCCGGTTAAATCCGTTGCAGCCGACACAATTACTTTTGCCGATGAAGTGGATTGGACATCACAAGATAAGCCAACAGACTTCAGCGCAGCAAAAGTGGCGGTGGTTAAATGGTCCTCCAATTTCTGTGCGATCAAGCAGATTGAGGGCGACGGTGACACGCTCACGGAAGAAGACATCACAACAATGTGTAGTGAGGGTACTGAAACTGAAGCGGGCGAAATTGAGTACGGATCAGTAAAACTCACTTTCTTCTACGCGCCGGGAACCGCAATGCAGGCGGATTTACGCAAAAATTCTTTGCCAAGGAAACATTCCCTTACATGATGATTTTGCGTAATCAGCAAGGCTCGCTTTACGGCACCGGCTTTATTCAAACTTCGCCTAATTACTCCGGTGAGACAAAAGGTAAGTTTGAATCGGGCGTCACAATCAAGAAAGCAAAACGCGATTACCATTTACCGGTAACTGCTTAATCAACGCGACCGCGCCGTAAAAAGTGCGGTCATTTTTTATCTCAAATCAAGGAATATCACAATGAATCTACGCGAACAGCTTTTAGCGAACAAACCAAGAGTAAAAAAATGCGTTATTAACGGGACCGATTGTTATGTGCGCGAATTTAACATTGGCGAAACAAATAAAGCGATCTACGGGCAGCAACAAATCTTATTCAAAATCGCGGAAGAACAGGGTATTGAATTAGATTTCAGCGATGAAGAAAAATTATCCAAGCAGTTATCAAAAATCCACGACCCTTATCAAATCGCACGCACTTTCGCTACACGAATTTGTGACGAAAACGGAAATAATTTATTCGATCCGGACAATATCGAAGACTTAGAGCAAATCTCCAAATTGGATAAAGCCGTATTTGAAGATTTCAGTAAAGCGATTGTTGAATTTGAACCAAAAAACTTACCGAGCGCCGAAGATTCCAAGTAACCCTATCTTTGGCGCTGGGGAAGACGTTAGAAGAAATTGAGTTGATGCCTGAACGTCATTTTTCCGAATATATGCTGTTTTACCGCGAGCAACCATTCGGGCTTTGGCGCGAGGATTACCGCACAGCGCAAATCGCGCACATATTGGCTATGGTCAACAGCGATCCGAATAAGAAACCGCCTGAAATTGTCGATTTTATGCCATTTTATAAAGATAAAGCAGCGCAGACCGAAGATGATGGTTCGGAAAGATATTTAGCCAATCGATAGACCCAGTTTAACCACTGGGTTTTTTGTTGCCTAAAATTTATAAAGGAAAACATCATGCAATTAGCAACCCCAGAAAATTTCAAACAATTTATTCAAATTAAAGATCACAAAACCGTAACCACATCTGAAACAGTAGCGAAAGTGTTCGGAAAACTCCACAAAATGTTTTGCGTGATATTCGTGAAATTTTAGAAAATGGTGATGATGAATTTAACCGGCTCAATTTTGAGCTTTGTTTTAAAAACAATAACTTACAGAATGATAAGCCATTGCCATATTATGAAATGACCAAAGATGGTTTTTTACTGTTGGTTATGGGGTATCGAACTAAAAAAGCAATGCAGTTTAAAATTTCCTATATTAAAGCCTTTAACTATATGCAGGAACAATTAGCAAAAGGCGGCGCAACATTACTCGAGCAATACTATCAATGCTTAGGCGAACACAAAGCCGAGAAACAATTTGCCAGCCTATGCGGTCAAGGTTTAAATCAATGGAAAGGCAAAAAGCCGGTATTAGAAGCCACGCTGCGTATTATTAAAGATAAAATTCAAATTGAATTACCTTTAGTGGCTGACGGAAAATTATTAAGATAATTGTGATCTAACTCACGGAGATCTACAAAAAAGTTGGGTAAAATTTGCTAGACTTTTTAACCTATGGAGATCAAAAATGAGCCAGTCAATATTTAGAGATAGAATTATTGCTCACACTGAACATGTTAAGAAAGTTGGTAAACATTGTTCAACAGAAGAAACTACTAAACAGGCATTAATTTTACCTTTTTTGGACGTGTTAGGCTTTACACCTTATGACCCAACAAAAGTTAAAGCTGAATACGGAGCGGATTTTCCCGGAGCTAAGAGCGGAGAACGGGTCGATTATGCTTTATTCTGCCATGACTTACCGGTAATGTTTATTGAAGCAAAATCGTATGATGAAGATTTAAATAATCATTCTCCTCAGTTGTCAAGATACTTCAATGCTACGCCAGAAGTAGCGGTAGCAGCAATTACTAATGGTAGAGAATGGCATTTTTATACGGATCTTAAAGAAAAAAACATAATGGATCGTACGCCATTTTTAAGGATTAATTTTGAATTATTTGATCAGTCAAAAATACCACAGTTAGCTCAATTCTGTCATGATAAGTTTCAACCTGAAGCATTACGAACACTTGCTGAAGAGAGTATTTATTTATCGGCATTCACAAAAACAGTTATAACATCTCTAAAAGAAAGCGATATTGAGTTCGTACGATATGTTGCTAGCCGTTCTAACATTGGCAGACAGCTGAATCAGCGTTTTCTTGAATCAATTACTCCAATTGTTAAGCAAGCAGTTGAAAAGGCAGTTAGTGCAATGGTTGTTTCGGGTCTTTCCAGCAATGAGCCGGAAGTAGAGAAAGATAACGAGCAGGGTGTAACGAAAGTTGATGAAAAAGCTCCAATTATAGATCCTGATAATAATAAAATTATTACTACTTATACGGAACGGCAATTGTTTGAGTATATTACCTTGATCTTGGGTTCAGATGTTGAGTTAGTTGCTAAAGATAATGAAAGTTACTTTAGTGTATTGTATCAAGGTAAGTCTAATCGTTGGATCTTGCGTTATTTTGATAATAAACAACGTCCGTTTATTTATGTTCCGATTGAATTATCGGAGGAACACCTAAGAGAGATTGAACGAGCAGGTTTGGATATTAATAATGCCAACATTGTTATAGATAGACCTGAGAATATTCTGAGAATAAGTGGTCTTATTCGGGACTGTTTAGAATATTGTCAAAATGATGATAATTTCAGAAAAATAAATAATTTTTTGCTAATTAATAAAAGCCCACTTTACATAGTGGGCTTTTTAATTTATATTGCGCCCTAAGGTCTCAAAAGCCTTTAGATACGGTGTTCACCCCGTCAGCGTGATTTTTTTATGCCTAATTTTTATCAATGATCGACAGTGCGACTAATACAATACCCGAAAGGGGAATACGTCCGCTGGATTATCTGACCAGTTTTGAGCTGTCGATCACCCTAAGTTTAACTTAGGGCTTCCATCAAAAGGAAATCAGATTATGACAACTCAAATTTCTACACAATCAGCTACATTCAATTTTGAAAATCACGCAATCCGCACATTAGCAATTAACAATGAACCTTGGTTCGTTGCGGCAGACTTGTGTTGTGCATTAAACATTGCCAATCATCGCGATGCTATAGCTAAATTAGACGATGACGAAAAGGGCGTCGGTTTAACCGACACCCTTGGCGGAGAACAAAACGTGGCGATTGTTAGCGAAAGTGGAATGTACACATTAATTTTACGTTGTCGTGACGCAGTGAAAAAAGGGTCTGTGCCACACCGTTTTAGAAAATGGGTCACTGCTGAAGTATTACCGGCAATTCGTAAAACAGGAAAATATGAAGTCGCCCAAACCACAGTAGAAGATCGCACCGGCTTACGCGATGCAGTAAATTTCTTGGTGAGCAAACGCGGCTTGTTATATTCCGACGCTTATAACTTGGTACACCAACGCTTTAATGTGAAAAGCATTGAAGATTTAAGCCTTGAACAATTACCGCAAGCGATAGAGTATGTACATAAAATTGCGTTAGAGGGCGAATTGATCGCGCCGCCGAGAGACACATCGCAAATGGTAAAAATTCCTCACGCCGGTCGCTGGTTGGTTATCACCAGCGAATATGACGAAAACCGCACCGTCGTTAAGAACATTGACGGCAAAAGCTGTGTTGACGCACGCCTAAACCGCAAGTTAATAAGCGAAACGCACTTAATGGCAGATATGCTGCTTGAACTGGCGCACAGAATGCGAATTGTGGACGGCGAATGCAACCCAAACATATTCGATACGCCAATCCTACAAAGTAAGCGTAAAACCATTATCTAAAACACCACAAATCCGACCGCACTTTTACCGGTGCGGTATTGAATAAAGCTCAGTAGTTTTGTACATTATGAGTATGAACAAAGGAGGAACTATGGGAACAATCTTTATTTGGATTATGAAAATGATCGCTATATTTGTAGTCGCTCCGATTTTGGCGCTTTATGTTCTTGGTTCTATCCTATCAGACGGTTTTGCGTGGGGCGGTTTCCGATATATCGCAATCATCGTTGCCGTATCTGTTGTTTTTGGGTTGATTGAATGGTTTAAACCGAGTAATTCATAATTAGTTTTATATTTTTAGAAAAGCACTCTTCGGAGTGCTTTTTTTATGGGGTTTATTTATGGCTGGCACATTGGGATCGCTGAATATTCAGCTAACGTTAGATCAAGTCAATTTTCAAAATTCATTATCAAAGGCACAGCAACGCGCGCAGACATTTTCGGCTAAAACCAAGGGTTATTTGGAAAACATCGATTCGGCGATGACTGCGCTTAACAACTCCAGCAAATTAACTAATTTTTTATTATTTAAAGATTCTCTGACGAGTTCAATTAAGGCATTTATTCAGTATGCTGACGCAAACACAGAATTAACCAATCGATTAAAACTATCAACAAATGGTAATGCTCAACTTGCTTTGGCGACACAGACTGTTTTTGATATCTCCCTGCGGACTAATCAGGCTGTAAGTGCGACGTCGCTTGTTTATCAAAAATTTGCTCAAAATGCTGAAAAGTTAAAACTAAGCCAAGCTGATGTAGCCGCCTTGACTGAAACCGTGACAAAGTCCGTTGCAATGTCGGGTTCAACTGCTGCGCAAGCTGAGGCGGGGTTGGTTCAATTTGGGCAAGCGTTGGCAACAGGAACGTTAAAAGGGCAAGATCTTAATTCTGTAATGCAACAAATCCCCGGACTTGCGGACGCAATCGCGAAAGGTTTGGGCGTAACGACCGGCGAACTTAAACAAATGGGAGCCACCGGCAAACTGGATATTCCGCAGGTTGTTGAAGCATTAAAAAAGGTCAAGGCGCAGGTCGATGATGATTTTGCTAATCGCATTAAGTCAGTTTCCGGCGCGATGACCAATTTTGAAACGTCATTTATCCAAATGATCGGGCGTTTTGATAGCGCCACCGGGGTTACTACCGGTATAGCGAATAGCATAGAGTTCTTGGCGGCAAATTTGGAAGATGCCATTAAAATGGCGACATTATTTGCCGGTGCCTTGGCGGTTGGGCAACTTGGTAATTATTCCTCAAAACTTGTACAAACCGGTGTAGCAAGTGCGAAAAACACGTTGTCACATTACAACGAAGCGAAAGCCCTCTATGCTAAAGCCACAGCACTACGGGTAGCGGCTCAAACAGAAATGGCTTCTTTGGCTGCACAGTTACAAGTTGCCCAGTCTGAAAAAACGCGATTTGCGTTGCGCGAACAGATGAAAGCGCAGACGGCACAAATTATTGCGCTGACAAAAGCGGAAGCGACAGCAAAACAAAATTTAGCAACGGCAAACAGACTTGCCAGCGCAGCGGCGGCTGGTTTGCGGGGTGTTATGGGACTGCTTGGCGGTCCTGCTGGCGCGGTGACTATTGCTGCCAGTGCGTTGTTATATTTCAACTCACAAGCGGAAGAAGCTCGTAAAAAAGCGATTGATACCGCTGCCGCTAACGAGCAACTGAAAGAAAGCTATGAAGGGTTAAGCGAAGCCGTACTTACTACCAAGATTTTTGAGCAAATCGAAGCGATGAAAGAGCAAGAAGAACAGCTCAAAAAATTGGGTTCTACCGATGATCTCAACTGAGTTTAGCCATCGTCGCGGAGGTTGGTTTGCTTCAACTGCGCAGGAAGTAGAAGAAGCGTCCGGCAAAATACAAAAGTGGCTTGGAAGTTGCGTCGGCTAAAAGTCAGGCATTTGATAATCAAACTACGCGCACTTGTACAGTCCATGCTTTGAATAATGGGCAAGTCGTTAGATGATATTCACAAGAAATTATCTGTATTTTTTTTTATTTTAATTTTGTTTGTTTGCTGCTTTATGATTAAAGCTCGGTCTAAATTTTTATCGCCTTGATTTGTAAATAATATTGGTTATTTGATTTTTAATGTTGTGTTATCTGTATCAGGCTTACGTGCTTTTTCATTTTCGCCTAGATTGATTTTTTCGAATTTCTCTGTAACATTTAAGTTTCTGAATTTTTTTTGGATGCTGTGCACTACGTAACATCAATGCATTAAGCCTTGGTTTCAGACCTTTAAAAATTATAAGACTGACATAGAGCACATGACTTAGCTAAACTTAATGGCGCGTAAATCATCTGATTTTTTAGTCAGCTCGCTTTGAGCTTTCGCGAGATCGATAACGGCAGCCGTAGCCTGATTAGTGCTATCCTTATTTTTATCAATACCATTTTTACATCGGCGATAATTTGACCGGCTTTTCTGCGCCAACATTAAATACAGATAATTTCTTGTGAATATCATCTAACGACTTGCCATTATTCAGCATGGACTGTACAAGTGCGCGTAGTTGATTATCAAATGCCTGACTTTTAGCCGACGCAACTTCCAAGCCACTTTTGTATTTTGCCGACGCTTCTTCTACTTCCTGCGCAGTTGAAGCAAACCAACCTCCGCGACGATGGCTAAACTCAGTTGAGATCATCGTAGAACCCAATTTTTTGAGCTGTTCTTCTTGCTCTTTCATCGCTTCGATTTGCTCAAAATCTTGGTAGTAAGTACGGCTTCGCTTAACCCTTCATAGCTTTCTTTCAGTTGCTCGTTAGCGGCAGCGGTATCAATCGCTTTTTTACGAGCTTCTTCCGCTTGTGAGTTGAAATATAACAACGCACTGGCAGCAATAGTCACCGCGCCAGCAGGACCGCCAAGCAGTCCCATAACACCCCGCAAACCAGCCGCCGCTGCGCTGGCAAGTCTGTTTGCCGTTGCTAAATTTTGTTTTGCTGTCGCTTCCGCTTTTGTCAGCGCAATAATTTGTGCCGTCTGCGCTTTCATCTGTTCGCGCAACGCAAATCGCGTTTTTTCAGACTGGGCAACTTGTAACTGTGCAGCCAAAGAAGCCATTTCTGTTTGAGCCGCTACCCGTAGTGCTGTGGCTTTAGCATAGAGGGCTTTCGCTTCGTTGTAATGTGACAACGTGTTTTTCGCACTTGCTACACCGGTTTGTACAAGTTTTGAGGAATAATTACCAAGTTGCCCAACCGCCAAGGCACCGGCAAATAATGTCGCCATTTTAATGGCATCTTCCAAATTTGCCGCCAAGAACTCTATGCTATTCGCTATACCGGTAGTAACCCCGGTGGCGCTATCAAAACGCCCGATCATTTGGATAAATGACGTTTCAAAATTGGTCATCGCGCCGGAAACTGACTTAATGCGATTAGCAAAATCATCATCGACCTGCGCCTTGACCTTTTTTAATGCTTCAACAACCTGCGGAATATCCAGTTTGCCGGTGGCTCCCATTTGTTTAAGTTCGCCGGTCGTTACGCCCAAACCTTTCGCGATTGCGTCCGCAAGTCCGGGGATTTGTTGCATTACAGAATTAAGATCTTGCCCTTTTAACGTTCCTGTTGCCAACGCTTGCCCAAATTGAACCAACCCCGCCTCAGCTTGCGCAGCAGTTGAACCCGACATTGCAACGGACTTTGTCACGGTTTCAGTCAAGGCGGCTACATCAGCTTGGCTTAGTTTTAACTTTTCAGCATTTTGAGCAAATTTTTGATAAACAAGCGACGTCGCACTTACAGCCTGATTAGTCCGCAGGGAGATATCAAAAACAGTCTGTGTCGCCAAAGCAAGTTGAGCATTACCATTTGTTGATAGTTTTAATCGATTGGTTAATTCTGTGTTTGCGTCAGCATACTGAATAAATGCCTTAATTGAACTCGTCAGAGAATCTTTAAATAATAAAAAATTAGTTAATTTGCTGGAGTTGTTAAGCGCAGTCATCGCCGAATCGATGTTTTCCAAATAACCCTTGGTTTTAGCCGAAAATGTCTGCGCGCGTTGCTGTGCCTTTGATAATGAATTTTGAAAATTGACTTGATCTAACGTTAGCTGAATATTCAGCGATCCCAATGTGCCAGCCATAAATAAACCCCATAAAAAAAGCACTCCGAAGAGTGCTTTTCTAAAAATATAAAACTAATTATGAATTACTCGGTTTAAACCATTCAATCAACCCAAAAACAACAGATACGGCAACGATGATTGCGATATATCGGAAACCGCCCCACGCAAAACCGTCTGATAGGATAGAACCAAGAACATAAAGCGCCAAAATCGGAGCGACTACAAATATAGCGATCATTTTCATAATCCAAATAAAGATTGTTCCCATAGTTCCTCCTTTGTTCATACTCATAATGTACAAAACTACTGAGCTTTATTCAATACCGCACCGGTAAAAGTGCGGTCGGATTTTGTGGTGTTTTAGATAATGGTTTTACGCTTACTTTGTAGGATTGGCGTATCGAATATGTTTGGGTTGCATTCGCCGTCCACAATTCGCATTCTGTGCGCCAGTTCAAGCAGCATATCTGCCATTAAGTGCGTTTCGCTTATTAACTTGCGGTTTAGGCGTGCGTCAACACAGCTTTTGCCGTCAATGTTCTTAACGACGGTGCGGTTTTCGTCATATTCGCTGGTGATAACCAACCAGCGACCGGCGTGAGGAATTTTTACCATTTGCGATGTGTCTCTCGGCGGCGCGATCAATTCGCCCTCTAACGCAATTTTATGTACATACTCTATCGCTTGCGGTAATTGTTCAAGGCTTAAATCTTCAATGCTTTTCACATTAAAGCGTTGGTGTACCAAGTTATAAGCGTCGGAATATAACAAGCCGCGTTTGCTCACCAAGAAATTTACTGCATCGCGTAAGCCGGTGCGATCTTCTACTGTGGTTTGGGCGACTTCATATTTTCCTGTTTTACGAATTGCCGGTAATACTTCAGCAGTGACCCATTTTCTAAAACGGTGTGGCACAGACCCTTTTTTCACTGCGTCACGACAACGTAAAATTAATGTGTACATTCCACTTTCGCTAACAATCGCCACGTTTTGTTCTCCGCCAAGGGTGTCGGTTAAACCGACGCCCTTTTCGTCATCGTCTAATTTAGCTATAGCATCGCGATGATTGGCAATGTTTAATGCACAACACAAGTCTGCCGCAACGAACCAAGGTTCATTGTTAATTGCTAATGTGCGGATTGCGTGATTTTCAAAATTGAATGTAGCTGATTGTGTAGAAATTTGAGTTGTCATAATCTGATTTCCTTTTGATGGAAGCCCTAAGTTAAACTTAGGGTGATCGACAGCTCAAAACTGGTCAGATAATCCAGCGGACGTATTCCCCTTTCGGGTATTGTATTAGTCGCACTGTCGATCATTGATAAAAATTAGGCATAAAAAAATCACGCTGACGGGGTGAACACCGTATCTAAAGGCTTTTGAGACCTTAGGCGCAATATAA